ATGCCATCCAGCAGGGTGCAGGGCACGGCGGCCATGGTGGCGCGGCCGGCTTCGGTTTGTTGCAGCTTCCAGCTTTCCAGTTCGTCGTTGACGCTGCCCATGGCTTCGACCAGTGCGTGGCGCAGGCGCTCGCTGGTGATGGTGCCGTCTACCCGCATGGTCTTGCGGGCGTCGGCCATGACGATGTCCGGGAAGAAGCCGTCATTGGCAATGTCGTCTTCGTCCCAGTCGTCGACCGGGGTCTGCGCGTCCGGGGTTGCGATCAAACTCATGTCGGGTTCCTGTTGGTTGGGGCTGGTGGATGGTGGAACGGGTGAAATTCAGCAGGAGACCAGTCCATGAATTTCACCCGTTGCCATCCAGTGCGGGGTCCGCCCGGTTATGCCGCTATGTTGGCGCGGCTGAATTCTTGATTTCGCGTTCGAGACGCTCGATGTCTTTTTTGACGCCGACCTTGTCATGCAAGGCCAGTGCGGCCTTGAAGCTCTTGAGGGCGAAGTCCAGCCGGTCGGCATCGGTCGGCACGGCATGCGGTACCAGCGTAGGGTTGAGCATGGCGTAACCGAGGGCTTTGTGCAGCTTGGCCTTGACCTGGTCCGGCATATCCTTGTCCAGCGTGAGTTCCATGACGCCTTGCAGAATGGTGATATCGATCGGCTTTTCCGCTGCGTGATGCTTGAGCAGGATGTCGGCGAACTCTTCGGCGATGACGACGGCAGTGTTGCGTTCGTACTGGTCCGGCATCTTCAGGTTGTGCTTGATGGCGTAGGTGGCGATGTCGAGCGCAAGATAGAGCAGCTGCGCGTCGATACACCAGACCATGACCGTCATCAGGACATCATCCTGCACGCCGCTGTCACCGGCGATGACGCCACGGATCCACGGCACATAGTCGCCGACCAGTTCCGATTTCATCTCCGCTTTCTTTTCCATCGACTGGATGTTGTGCAGGCGGCGCTTGTCTTCTGCCAGCTTCATCAGCATCAGCTCATACTGGCTGGCGTTTTCCGGGGCGCGCTCTTCGCCGCTGCCTTCGGCGGCGGTCAGGGCGGCGGTGCGGCGTTCAAAGTGTTTTCTGGCTGGGCTGCTCATATCGTTGGTCTCTCTGTCGTTGGTCTTTCAGTCGGTTTCGGTCAGGTCGCGGATCAAGCGATCACGATGTTTTCAGCGACTGCGCCACAGCCGTAGTCTTCGACCACGTAGGCGTCGTTGCTGGACTCGTAGTTCTCGATGCGGTCGCGCTTGGCGTTATCCACCACGGTGCGGCGGCGGGCGCCCTCTTGCCAGTAGAGGCTCAAGTTATCGAGGCGGGTGACAAAAATGGCGTTGGCCGGGAAGAACGGCACACGCACGGCAGGCAAGTTGCCCAGGCGCTTCTGGCTCATGATGATCTGTCCGGCGAGCTGTTCGGTCGGTGCCTGTGTGGCGTTGACGATGGGGAAGTACTTGTCCGCCAGTAGGGCGCGTCCGCAGATGGCGACCAGCTCGGTGTCTTCCTGGTACCAGGGTTCGATCAGGTTGTTGACCATATCGAACACCAGCGCGTCAAGCGTCTTGTAGTCGCCGGTATCGCCGATGTTGATGGCGCCGGAGAGCGCCACCACTTCATCCATGACACGGGCAGGTGCGAATTCGCGGTACTTTTGCAGCCAGCCCTTGTTGACGTCCTGCAGCAGCGGGTTGGTGCCCTTGTTGCTCGTGGCGGCGCGGCTGGTGCCGTTGAAGCCGATCATGATGCGGTCCAGCGCCTGACGGGTGAGGATGATGTCGCGGATACGTGCCTCGAAGTCCGGGAACTTGGCCCATGCGTCCAGCTTGGCGTAGGTGATGTGCGTATCGAAATTGGTCTGCGTGCAGATATAGCCGTTCTGGTCCAGCGTGGAGATATCCGTGGTCGCGCGGTCTGTATCGGCGGTGTTGGTGGTGCCGGCAATCGGTGCGCCGACGCCGAGGCCGAGTTTTTCGCCTTGTTGCTCATCGACGCCGATGACGTTGATCTGGCCGAGGAAGCCGGTCGATTCCTGCATGCGGGTTTCCAGCTTTTGCTGGACGCTTGGGTCGACCGTGAATTTTTCGGCGACGCTGGGCACGTCGTTGATTTCCGCCAGGGTGTCGAGGTAACCGTTAAAGGCGATTCGGGTTTCTTTACGCATGATTTGAGCTCCGTTTGTTGATCCGTGTTGTGTTGTGCCAGTAGGTTCGCAGCCGTTAGCAGTCCGTCTTGACCCGGCCGTCGCTGCCGGTGGCCTTTTGGCGTTTTGTGTCGCCGGTCGCTTCCTGTTTACCCAGTTGTTCCTTGAGGTCTGTGAAGTTCTTGCGGTCCTGCTCGGCCTGGTCGGTGGCCTTTTTCAGTTCTTGCTGCAGGGTGGCGAGCTGCTTGGCGGTGTCGCTGAATTGATCCAGCACTTGCTTCTGGCTTTCTGCGACGACTTCTACCGCCTGGGCGATATCGTTGAAGTTCTTGTCGTCCTGCTGGTTTTTGCCGGTGAGCAGGTTCTTGACCTTGCTGAAGAGTTCTGCGCCGATGTTGTTGGTCTTTTCTGCTTCAAACTCCAGCGTGGTTTCAACGGCGATGGTGAAGAGGTTGTCCTTGTCCTGCTTGCGGTCGCTGAAGAGCTTGAGCGCTTCTGTACCGAGCGATGCCGGGGAATCGGTGACAGCTAGGCCGCCCAGATAGGCTTCGCCGCTCTTGGCGAAATTCGGATACAGCTCGATGGAGGTGTATATCTTCTGACGCTGTTTGTTGATGGCGACCAGTTCCTCAGTGACATCCAGCTTGGCGAACAGGGCCAGTTTCTTCTGGCCGTCGATGGTGACTTCTTCGGTCTTGGTTTCGAGCACGTCACCGTAGGCCTTGAAGTTGCTGTCCGGCAGGATGCCGCGGATATGCTCGAGCCAGATGCGGGCTCCGTATTTTTCGCGGTTGTAGTTCTTGCCCATCTGCTCGATGTCTGTACGAGCCAAAGCGCGGCCGTCTGTGGTGTCGCCTTCGACGGCGATGCGGATGAATTTGGTTTGCGGCATTTGTTCGCTCCTGGTCTGGTTGCTTATGCTGTTCGGTTGCTGATGTGTTGCCGTCATGGTCAGCATGGGCGCGGTTTGTGGCAATGTTTTGCGGTTCTATCTCCCCCGTTTACAACCAGCGCGGCGGGCGGTGCCGGCGGCGTTGCGGCTACCCTTGCGGCATGAATATCGCTGTTGAACCTAAACTGGACTTGTCGCTGGACCCGCGCAAGCAGGCACGCCTGCTGTATTGGCGCGGTTATCGTGTGGCGCGGATCTGCGAGTTTCTCGGCGAAAAGCCTGCCACGGTGCACAGCTGGAAGCGGCGCGACCGCTGGGATGAGACGCAGCCGGTGGACCGGGTCGAGGCGGGTATCGAGACACGGTTGATGGAGCTGGTGTTCAAAGAGCACAAGGAACCGAAGGATTTCAAGGAAATCGACCTGCTCGGGCGCGAAATGGAGCGCATGAGCCGGGTGAAGAAGCACGAGAAAACCGGCAACGAAGCGGACCTGAATCCGAAGGTTGCGAACCGCAACAAGGGCGTGAAGAAGAAGCCGGAGCGCAACCCGGTCAGCGATGAGCAGGAGGCGATGCTTTATAAGGCCTTTGAAGATTCGCTGTTCGGGCATCAGCGCACCTGGTACCGCGCCGGATTCGAGCACCGGATCCGCGATATCCTCAAGAGCCGCCAGATCGGCGCTACCTGGTTTTTCGCCCGGGAGGCGCTGGTCGATGCACTGAAGACCGGACGCAACCAGATTTTCTTGAGTGCGAGCAAGGCGCAGGCGCACGTTTTCAAGCAGTACATCATCCAGTTTGCCGGGGAGGCAGCGGATATCGAGCTGAAGGGCGACCCGATTATCTTGCCGAACGGCGCGACGCTGTATTTCCTCGGCACCAATTCCAAAACCGCGCAGAGTTACCACGGCAATTTGTACGTCGATGAGTATTTCTGGATCAACCGCTTTCAGGAGCTGCGCAAGGTGGCGTCCGGCATGGCGGCACACAAGCACTGGCGACAGACGTATTTCAGCACGCCTTCGAGTCTTTCGCACGATGCTTATCCGTTCTGGGATGGGTCGCTGTTCAACAAGGGGCGGGGTAAGGATCAGCGCGTCGATTTTGCGGTTGATCACCACACGCTGAAAAACGGCGTGCTGTGTCCGGACGGTCAGTGGCGCCAGATCGTGACGATCGACGATGCGCTTGCTGGCGGCTGCGATTTGTTCGACCTGGACCAGTTGCTGCTGGAGTACGGCCCGGAGGAATTCGCTAACCTGTTCCGCTGCGTGTTCATCGATGACGGCGCGAGCGTGTTCCCGCTCTCCGACATGCAGGCCTGCATGGTCGATAGCTGGGTGGTGTGGGAGGATTACAAGCCGTTTGCCTTGCGTCCGCTCGGGTTCCGCGAGGTGTGGGTCGGTTATGACCCGTCACTCTCTGGCGATTCGTCGGCGCTTGTGGTGCTGGCGCCGCCTGCGGTGCCGGGCGGCAAGTTCAGGATGCTCGAGCGGCATCAGTTCAATGGCATGGATTTCGCCGCGCAGGCCGAGGCGATCCGCAAGATCACCCAGCGCTACAATGTGACGTACATCGGCATCGATGTCACCGGCTTGGGGCAGGGCGTGTACCAGCTGGTCAAGCAGTTTTTCCCTAATGTGCATGGGTTCTCTTATAGCCCAGAGCTGAAGATGCGCATGGTGCTGAAGGCCAAGGATGTCATCGGCAATCGCCGGTTTGAATACGACGCGGCATGGACCGATGTCGCGGCTTCTTTCATGGCTATCAAGAAAACCACCACGCCCAGCGGCACACAGATCACTTTCAAGGCCGGGCGCTC